TGCCTAGCCCGTCACCGCAATTCAACGACTTAGGGAATCCTTGCCCATACACCCAGTGGATTGAGTCGCGAATCTCCCACCCGGCATCTTCAATCGCGTACGCGAGCCGGTGAGAAGTGCGCGTACCACCGAACGCCAGTAAATAGCCACCCGGCTTGGTCACGCGCAAGGCTTCCTGCCATACCTCAATCGATGGCAACTCAGAATCCCACTTCTTGCCCATGAACCCGCCCGCGCCGTTCCCCGTGCCGATGCGCGCCCGGCCAGCGGGTGAGTGCGGATTGTCCGACTTCGCCCCGCTGCCGCCCTTCTTGTTGGCGGTCAGGGCGTAGGGCGGATCAGTCACCACCGCATCCACCGACACATCCGGCAGGGTCTTGAGAACGTCCAGACAATCACCCAGCAGCAGGCGCACGGCCTGTTCGTCACGGGCGGGTTCAGGGAGAGCAAGAGCGGCTTGGTTCATGCGTGGCATCTTTGCGTCACGACACGCCGACGGCCTAGGACATGCTACGACGCGCGATCTCCTCTTCCCGCAACCGCAGCATCGCCTGCTCATTGCGCCGGTCCAGTTCCGCGGAACGCGCTTTCAACTCCCCATTCAGCCAATCCGCAAACTCCGGATCAACCCCCGGTGGTGGCGTCTCATCGGGCACGGACACCCAACGACCACGGCACAGGGGGTGTTGCAGCCCCGCGGCCGGCCACCACAATTCCTCGGCGGCGCGCTCCACCAGCCCCCCGGCCGTCTGCTTGCGCGGGCTCGCCGACCGGCCGACGTTGGTCTTGCCAGGCCAAACGTGCGTCCACCCCTGTTCCAGGCCCAGCGGCTCTTCGCTCCAGGTGAACACCATGCCGTCGATACGGCGGCAGAACGGGCAGGCCCCCTCGTAATGCTCGACCCGCTTGACCTTCGACCCATGCGCCAGGCTGGACAGATAGGCCGTGTTGGCGGCATCACCGGCTTCGGTGATCGCGATCCGCCGCAGGTCATAGTTGAGGGTGCCGAACGCCTCGCGGAGGCTGCTTTCGAGTTCGGCCGCGCGAGCAAGTCCGCGCTCTTCGACGTGCCGGACGATCAGCGAAGACATTCGGTGCCGCGTCGACTCGGCCAGGCCACGCAGGTTCAGGACGATGCGGGCGGTTGCGAAACCCAGGCCGGCGCGGGCGCTGGCAGCGACAACGGGGGCCGCCCCGGCGCCGCCGCTCGCAACCTGGGCCATCAGGGCGCTCAGGTCCGCGGGGCTCGCCGTGCCGCCGCCTTCCGCGATGGCTTGCAGGGACCCGGCCAGGGCCGCCTTCCAGGCCAGCAGATCGGCTTGCGCGGCCAGCCACTCAGGCGGCAGCCGGGTCTGCACGATCAGATCCACAAGCTCCAGCCAGTCCGCGGGCAGGTAGGCGCTCAGCGGCTTGTCGAGCCGCACCCGCACGGCCGCGATCTCGTCCTCAGTCCAGGCGTCGGCCTTGCGCAGCATGGGCGTTGCCGGGCCAAGCCCAAGGGCTGAGAAGAGGGCGTTTTCCGCCGCTTGCAGGCGCTGCGCAACGGTCTCGTGGAAGACTTCGACCAGGGTACGCAGGTAGGGTGACTCGTGCTCGCGCCACGCCATGGACGGGGTCGGCTGTTCGGCAATGGCCTTGTGCAGCGTCTCCAGGGCATAGTCCGCGCAGTTGCAGGGGACGTGTTGGAGGTCGATGAGGACGGGTGTGGTGACGGGTGACTGCATGATGGGGACCCACGGGGCAAGGGACTTGCGAAAGAAGGTGTGCACCGCGCCCAGGCCGGGCTTGACTTTGAGGGCGTCAAGGATAAGCTGATGGTAGGCTCGGTGTCGGCCGGTTTCCCGGTCGCCTTGATCGGCGATGTCTGGCCCCGGAGGTTTACCGCCGAGCCTGCCTAACTCGGGACTGACCGCGGCGTCATAATAAAAGGCCCCGCGGTCATCCTCTTCCACATGCAGAATGGCCAGCGCCAGCCCGCCGTTGTCTTCCACTGGGACGGCAAACTTGTGATAGGCCACAATATTGAGGCGATGCGCCTTGCGCGGGTCCGGCAACTCCGTCTTGAAATAAACCGCCCGCGACAAAGCTGATGGCAGACGGAACATTAACCGTGCTGCCCGCTCGTCCCCCGTCATGCTCTTGGCGTGCTTCAACCCGGTTGTCGATAGCTCAATCAACGCCCCACTGCCGTGATTGACGATGGCGAGCCCCTGCGCGCGCATGTACGCCGCCGTCTGGCGAGCGGCGCGCAAGGCCTCGACCCGCAGCGTCGGTCCGGTCAGGTCCGGCAGACGCACCGCCGCTGTGCGCACCAACAGGTCGGCCGTCGCGTGCGCCAAGGCCGGGATGTGCGCCGCGTCCAGCGGGACCGCCGCCAAGGTCCTGCCGCGCTGTTCGCCCGTGGCGCGCACCGGCGCAAAGACGGACGCAAACCGCCCGCGTTGATCATGGTTGGGGTTGCCGCGTAACGCCTTCAATAGGGTGTCCAGGTCGCCTGGACGGCCAAGCGGGTGTAGCGCCGTCATTCCGGCGCCGTCTCCTCCGCATAGGCGGCGATCAGGCGGGAGAGGTAATGCCGCGCCTTGGCGTAGTCTTCCACTGCCTGCCCCGCTGTTGCCCCGGCACTGCTGCCCTTGGTCCCGGCCCGCGCCATGTACTTCAGCACATTGCCGCGCAGAAACCCGCGGAACTCCTCCGGCGTCATCCAGGCTTGCATCGCCTCCCAGGGCTGGATCTTCAAGCGAGCGTAGTGGTCGCCGCCGACTTGATAGGATGCTGCTGGTTCGCTCATCTTGCACACCAACCCGCCAGGGTGAAAGGTCAGCGGCGGGTCCGGGTGGCGGGTGCAAGACCATGGACTTTTCGGGAGCTACCCTAGCCGCTGGACTGCGAGTGTGGCGTCACGACGCGGGGTGCGTAACCTCAGCGAACACCGAAGCCAGCACATCCGACGGATAGGTGTTGACCTCGCCCCACAGCGGATGACGGGCGCGCCCGACCGGCAGACCGTGCTGACGACAGACGGCCGATGCGCGCTTGCCAAGCATGGCGGCCAGTTGGTTGTCGACCAGGTGCTGATGCAGATTGGCGTAGGCGGCGACCGCGAAGAACCCGTCGCCGTCGGCAATGGCCTTGACCTTGGCGGCGGTCTCCTGCTGCTGGACGGTCAGGGCTTGGTGTTCGGCTTCCAGGGCGGCCAGGCGCCGCTCGTGACGCAGGAAGGTCTGCGCCATCTCAACCAGGGCCTCACCGGGGGTCTTGGGGGTTTCGAGTTCTTGCCAGCGCTTGATGATGCGCATCCGGCTGTTGGGGTCGTAGCCGGAGATCAGGCAGTAGGTAGCGTCGCGGTCAAGGACAAACTGGCGGTATTCCCGCGGCGGGCGACCGGCTTCGTAAGTGCTTGATGTAAATCCGTTCCTCAGTTCTGAGGATAGGGCTTCAAGAAGCGCGTCGATGTCGCGCAGCACGTTGTCGTGGCGCTTCCCGGTCAACTCCGCGATCTCGCGCGAAGTCATAGATGCAGATTCGTGGCCGATGACGGACAGACTATTCAAGATGCCAACTCCCGCGCCCGCCCGATGGGTGAGGTAGCGACAGGCCCAGGGCAGGCGGGTTCTACAGTTGGGCTTTTCGGGGATCAGCCTAGTCGCTGGGTCCCGATGATGGCGTCACGACGCGGGAGGGCCATGGAAAATGGCCTATGCGCAGGTACTGATCCCATTGCCCCATCGCATTTTTCCAGCCCCATCGACACAGCAGCGCCGGCCGCTGGCCCCGCTGCCGCGGATGGTCCGATTGCCGAACTTCCACCCACGGGGCCAGTACCGCGTCAGGGCCAGCCTGTTGCCGCAGGCGCAACACGTAGGCGCCCGCCCAGCGGCGGGCTTGGCGGACGTGGTGGCGTTGTTGGCGGCGGGTCAGGCGCGCGCGTGACATTGGGTCAGCGGCTGGCCGGGAAGATGTGGGGGAGGGATTTCGCCAGCGGCGCCTTCAGCTTCCGACGCTCCTCCGCCAACCGGGCGCGTGACCGCTCCTCCGCCGCGGGGACGGCATCCCGCACCTGCTGCTTCATCGCTTCCAAGGCATCGGATTTAACGTGATCGCCGGCGCGCAGCGCCGCGTTCATCCGGTTCGTCAGCTTGAGCAGCGCCCTGTCCAGGTCTGTCCGCGTGGTCTGCGGGTCTTGCAATTGCTTCGCGATATCGGGCGCAGGACTTGCCTTGGGCTTGGCCGCGCGAGCGGGCTTGGGGGCGGGGGGCTTAGCTGGGGCGGCTGGCTTCTCAGCACCAGGCGACCGAACAGCATACCGATCGGCAAGTGCCTTCTTCTGCGCAAGCATGTCCTCATACTGCTGCTCGATCTTGTGTCCCTTTTTGCGCAGGTCATCCAATCCATTGCGGTCTCTTTCGTACTCCCACTGCGTCACGTCCGCTTTAATATGGGCCGCGGTCTCCGCGTCGATCTCAGGCGGGAATGGCTTGAACTCCCCGGAATCAAGGATACCCACTTCCATGTCACGCTTTAGATCAGGAAGCCATACCTTGAAATAGTTCGTATCAAATGCACGCGCCACAAAGCCGACTCGGAACGGCTTGCGCGGGGCTTTCTCTGTCAACTGTTTCGGGGTGATCGATAACGGGTCGGGGGGCTCGGGCTTCGCGCTGGCCGGCGCGCTTGCGGGCTTGGGCTTGGCGTTAGGCGCCCCCGCAATCGCCGCCCGATCGGCAGGGGTTGATCCGATGAGGGCGCGGGGGGCGGGGGCCTGGGGTGACTTCGCCCCCATCCACCCCGGCTTCTCCACCGGCTTGAAGTCCCGGAAAAACTCCGCCTCATCCGCGGTCAGGTCGACATTCGGCGTGTTGTCGACGAAGTATTGACGCGCGATCTCGCGCCGCTTCGGGTCGTCGATGCTGTCGAGTTGCTTGCCGACGCGGCTGTAAAACGACTCCAGGTTATCGCGCGAGTTCTTGTAAGCCTCAGCCGCATACCGGCCTTCGCCCTGAAACTGCTTGTCGGTCTTGCGCGCCCGGTCCAAGCCTTCGCTGAATCGCTTGGCAGGATCGAGAATGGAATCAAAATGCTGCTTTGCGGATTCGGGGATTTCTTCGCGCTCAGGCTCCGCAGGCTTCTCCGCCGCCCGCACAATCTTCACCGGCTTTTTCCCGACGGTGCCGGCCGCTTTCCTGCGCTCGAAATCGTCTTTCACCTGGGCCGCTACCTGCCGCGACAGCACCTCGCGCTTTCGCTTCAGGTTGCCGTGGATCGCTTCCATCAGCGCCTTCTTGCTGCCGTAGTCCTTTGCATCGTGCTCAGGGTCGACCAGAAACAGCCGGCGCGCCAGCGAGTGAGAGTCATCGGCGTTCAGGTCGTGGAAGGCGTGCAAGGCTTCACGCTGCCGCCCATGCGCCAGGTGGTGGTTGACATGCGCTTCGCGATGCGCCATGTGGGCGAACTCGGTCCTCCCTCGCTCCGGCCGCTTATCGCTGTAGGACTCAACCCAGTGTCGCGCACCGGTCTTCGTGTTCAGACGGTAGTGGCCGTGGATGTAGGCTTTGACCAGGGCGTGATGAGCGGGGTTGGGAAAGATCAATAGCATGGGCATGGGTGCGGTCTTGCGTAGGGGGTTGGGATGGTCGATACTGAACGCTGCAGCCGCCTCCGCGTGAGGTGATGTCTGGCCGCTACCAAGTGCTGCACTGGTGACACCGAAGGGGATCACTCCCGCCCCATGGGGGCTTGAAGCATCGGGGAAGGCGGACGACGGCTCGCTTTTTTGGAGCGGGCCGTTATTTTTTCTAGGGTTCTGTCGACGAAACAATCGTGTGACATCCTCTATCGTCTTGAAGTGCGCGCTGCTGAACCGATAGGTGTCGCCAGCCTCCCACTTCAATACCACGGTGTAATGCCTCCCGCCGATACGCTGTTCCAACAGCAAATCGGCATCCCAATCACGCAGCCGGCGCTGCGGATGATCGATGACTTGCAACAGCCGCCCCAGAGCGTGGGCGCGATCGGGATCGAAACCCCTCTTTCCGGTTTTCTGCTGGCCCCCGATATCGGCCGTGAAGGCATGAGTATTGTCAGCATCAAACCGCACCTTGATCGGATACGCCTTCCCGCCCGAGTGAACCGTCAAGGCCAGGGTCTTGCCGCCCAGGTGCGCCCGCCACCAGGCGCGGGCCTCGTCCAGCGTGGACAGGCTGGCGCTGCTGGGCAACACCGGGGCGCCAGTTCCGGCGCTACCTCCTGAGCCCGGACCCTGGGGCGCCTGCTTGACGTGACTTCCGCCGTGCTCCGTGCCCCACCAGCCGCGGGCCTTGGAGAAGAACAGGGCGCGCGGTTGGTGGGGTTGTGTGCTCATGGGCGTTAGTGTGGCGTCACGACGCGGCAGGCAGCGTCCCGGCCGCTGATACTCCTCCGCATACCGGGCGACGCGCTCCCACAGGGAATCCTTCAACTCACGATAGGGCGTCCGCCGCTGGATTAGTTGCGCCAACAACTGGTCCAGGTCGAACTTCAGTTGCTCAACGTGACGCAGCATGGGTTCCGGCATTTCCTTGATCTTGTAGCCGTAGCGCAGGGTTATCCGCCGGGCCACCGAGATCATGATGCCCTTGAGACTTTCGGCTTTTGGACCATCGCCGTTTTCGTCCTGATACCCGGCCAGGCTCGACACGCGATCCGTGAGCGCCTTCTGGGCTACCGCCTCCGCCGACAGGGCAATCTCGCGGCGGTTGTGCTCCACCGTCAAGGCGGTTGACTTCTTACTCATGGTCGAACCCTCCGGAGATAGCCAGACGTATCATCTCGGCCAGTTGGTCGATTTTCTTCGCCCCGTGCTCCCACTCGCGGCGAATCTCCTCGGGGGGCGCCCCGCCATGGGCCGGGTCGAAGGCGTCACTGATCAGGACCGCAATGGAGTTGATCAGATGGTCAGCCTCTACGATCCGGGGGCGGTGACGGGCAACCGCCTGGTTGGCTTCGGTCAACGGCTCCAGTTCGCTCTTCAGGAACGCGATGCGCTGCTCCAGCGATACCAGTTGGGCCTCGCGCGAGTCGAGGGTGGATTGCTGCTCGCGCAGCTTGTTGGTGACGCCCCGCTGGATCGCATCCTCGCGCTCGTGCTTGAGGCTCTTGATGGTGTCCTTGAGTTTGTCGGCCTGTTCCTTGGAGTGCCGAATCTCGGCTCGGGCTTCCAGGACCTTGGCCTGAGCTAACCGCTCGGCTTCCAGGGCGAGGGTGCGGCGCAGCGTGGCGGCTTCAGCCTGGGCCGTCTCGGCCTTCTGTTCGGCAACCGTGCGCGTCTTCTTTTCGCCGATGGCTTGTTGGCGCCAGGATTCTTTTTCCTCTTGGAGTTTGTCCACGGCTTCCTGAACCAGCCGGGCCGTCAGCTTGCGACCGTCCTCTTCGGCTTTGGCGGTCGCTTCGGCCCAGACGGTGCGGCGTTCTTCATCGGACAAGGGAGCGAGGGGGCGCAGTTGGCTCTCTGGGGTAGAGTTGCCAATTGGCAACTCAAGCACTTTTTCTATCGCAGCAGCATTCGCAAGGCGATGAAGGTAAACGTTCTCATACCCGAGTTCCGCCTGTCCGTATTCCTCAAAGGAGGCATACCCAAGCGCCTTCCATCCTTTGCGGTCCCGCATGTCGAGCAAGAGTGCGCGCAGGGTCGTGATGCCGGCCTTGATGGCGGTATTGGTCCGCCGGGCTTCGGCCTGGGTCATCTCCGCGAGGGCGATCTGGTCGGTTGGGGGTAGGGTCATGTCGTTCATACCCCCACCTCCGACAGCGTCTCGCCCCGCGCCACGGCGTCTACCTGATCGGCCGGCCACAGCCAACGTCGGTTCGCGAGCTTGACCGGCCGCAGGCCCAGGTACTCGCCGCGCTCGCGCAGCCGAACATGGATGGTTGGTATCTGGACCCCGAGTACCGCGGCGGTCTGCGCCGTGGAGTAACCGCGGGGTGGTTGGGTGTTGGAAGCCATGATGGCGATACTCAGCAAGGCACCGGAGCATACCGGTATAAAGCAATGCTGGCGTCACGACATTCGGCGCGCCAACATCATTTCATACACAAAGCAAAAAAGCCGGCCCGGTCGGGAGGATACGGGCCGGCAAGACGCTCAGCAGAATGAGCGACGAGGAGGACAGGGGAGCGGACCGGCCGCGGCCGGTCCGTAAAAACAGGGACGCCGCACGCAACGGCGCGGTGTCATGCGTATTCATGCCGACGCCGCCGCCGCGCCCTCCTTGCGCCGGCGCCGCTCCAGTTCGGCCGCCGCTCGGACCGCGCTCGACAGCGGGGCGGCTGGTGCTGGTTCGACGGCTGGTTCCGGCGCCACTTCCGCCACCAACACATACCCCGGAATCCGCACGAACCGCGCGGCCTCATCCGCCGTGAGCGGGTCCGACAGCATCCCGCCGTCGGTCGGCGCGAACCGCACCCCGCTGATCAGCGTGCCCGCGTGGGGCAGCGTGCACAGGACGCGCATCACGCCAGGTCCGGCAGCGCCGCGGCGGTCAGCGCCAGCGCCGCGGTGTTGACGTAGGTCACGGCAATGCCGGTCGCGTCCAGCGCCGTGGTCCCGCCGACGAAGTTTGAGCCGCTGGTGTTAGTGACCACGATGTAGCCCACCCGCACCTTGTTGGCCGACACCGCGGCCAAGGCGGCGACAGCCAGGTCCGCCGTGGCCACGTCCGCGGTCTTGGCGAGGGTGGTCAAGGTCCCGGCAGCATCCATCTCGAAGGCCCAGGCCGCGCTCTTGGCGGTGGCCAAGGTCCCGGCGAGGGCGGCCATGTCGGTGGCGGCCGACTTGGCCACGGCAACGCCCGAGATCATCGCCGCAAAGGCCCCGGTGGACTTCACCAGGACCCCGGACGCGGCCTTGATGGCCAAGGTCGGTGCCGTGGTGAGATAGGCGTTGGTGGTCTTGAGCGTCACCACATCGGCCCGCAAGGCGTTGATGGTCGTGATCAAGGACGTGAGAAAGTCCCCCAGCGGCAGGCGCGCGAGGGTCGGCGATTCGCGGTTCAAGGCCGCGACCAGATCAGTCTGTACGATCGTCATGGGTTGGACTTCCAGCGAGGGACGCGCCCGATCCATCCGGACCAGGGCGCACCAAGGGCAGCAGGACCGGCCTTAACCAAACGGCTTCCAAGCCGCGTTGGTCGGGACGATGTTCTTGATCACCACATGATGCTGGCGCTTGCTGACCCTGAGGTAGCCCATGTGCAGCAGCGCCCACGGTACCGTCGCCGCCGCCGTCGGATACAACTGGAACTCGGTCAGCGGCAGCATCTGCCGCCAGGTCATGGCGGTATGCACCGGGCTGAGATTCAGCAGATAGGCGCGACTGGTACCGGGAATTTCGCGGTTGGTATCCACCCAAGTGGTGGTCGCTCCGGCCTTGGCCACCTTGGCGACATACCGAAAATCGGTGGTCGCGTTGGTGCCGTTCAGGCGGCTGCGGTAGATCACATAACCGGTTTCGGTGCCCGCCGCACTGGCCGTGATGGTCAGCGTCACCTTATCGCCCGCGGCCACCGCCACCTGGGCCGACTTGACCACCACCGACTCACCGAACTTGTTGATGCCGGTGACCGCGTAGTAGTAATTGCCCGCCTGGCCGGCCGCGAACTTGCTCGACACCTCGGCCGCCGCCACTCCGGCCACGGATACCGGCACGAAGGCGTTGGCGGTCGCGGTCGCGGAGAACGCCACCTCGAACGGCAGTTGAAAGTTCTCATCGCGGATGTAGATGTCCCGCGTCACCACCACATCCCCCTGCGAGGTGATGATCCCGCGCACCGGGGTCCCGCGCTGGCTGGCCTGGCCGTTGGGCAGCGCCACGCGCATCGCCGGGTCGAAGTTGGTATCCATGTCCGCACCGACCAGCGGGGAGATCAACAGATCGGTCGGGATGCCGTAGTTACCGCGCCCGGAGATCACCGCCGCCGCCTGGGCGATGGCATTCACCGAACTCAGCGACTGCCCCTCCGCGTCGATGATGTGATCGGCGCTGTTGAGTGCCACCATCTGCGCGTAGATGCCGTCGAACTCCTCCGGCACCACGGCGGTATCACCCTCGAAGCAACCCAACTCCGAATCCTGCAACAGCCGCAAGGTGCCGTTGACGTTCTCCTGCGCCTTGAGGTTGATGAACGCCCCCTGCGTCATCGCCACATAGGTGACCTCACAGCGCGTCATCTGGAACGCCACCCGCCCGGTGCGGCGGTTGTAGGTGCCTTGGCCGGCCGCGATGTTGCCCGCCTCCGAGTTGAACGAGGACCCCGGATGCGCGCCGACCGCGGACAACTCCATCCACTCATCGATGGTCGCCACCGCTTGCGGCTTGGGCAGCTTGTTGAACAGCACAAAGTGCGGGTTGCCCATGATCACCGACTGCAACACCGGATCGATGGACTGCACGCGCACCGCCGCGCCGCCCGTGAGGGTCGACAGATCGGTGCCGCCCCCCGCTTCGATGGCTTTGCGCAGCGCCTCGGCATCTTGCTGGGTCGCAATGCCGGCCCCGACATCGCCCCGGTTCTGTAACTGCGGAAAAGGGAACATGACTGATTGACTCCAGGCAATGGCAGGGAAAATTACGCGGTCAGCGCTTTCATCAGGTGGGCCGGCACCGGCTCGCCCATATTGAGGTAACTGTTCACCTCGGCGACCTCGACTGGCCCCAGGCGTTGGATCGCCTTGGCCAGCAGGGCGTCACGGTCGGGCGCGTCGGTCGCCGCCGCGGGCGCCGCGGGCGCGTGCAACACGCTCTGATGCCCGCGCGATTGCTTGACCATGCGCTGCTGATCGCGCCGCAGGGACTCCAGGTCGGCGGACATGGATTTCAGCAGGGTGACGGTGTTACTCAGGACCTGATGCGTGGCCGCGTTACGGGCATCGGCCTGTGCGCGCAGACCGGCCAAGTCAGTGCTCAGCGCCAGCAGGGCATCGGTGCCGTCCAGGGCTTCGACGCTGGACCCGTCGGACAGGGTGACGGCGAAGGCTTTGCTGATGGGACGCGCGTCGTCGTCATCAGCATCGCCGGCGCGATCGGGGGCGTCGTCGTCATCATCATCGTCCTTGTTGTCGTCCTGGCCGTCCTGGTGGTCCTCATCCTTGGCCGCCGCGAGGATCTTCGCCTCGTCGTCCTGTTTCGGCTCCGGGGACTTGACCGCTTTTTGCAGCGTGGTCAGGTCCTCCAGCAGCGCGTCAAACTCAGTGTTTGCAGTGCTCATCCGATGCTTCTCCGGTTCTGTGTATGCGCCAATACATCGCGCAAAAAGCGCTCGACCCAGCCGGAAGCCTCGTCGGGCGGTACATGGAAAGTGGTGATGAGGTAGTCAGCCATCGGCTGCGGCCGGGGCTCGCCGCCGCTGCGCAGGTAGCGCGCCAAGGCTTCACGCACGGGGACATAGTCGACCTGGGGCTGGATGACCTGCGGGGCCGGATCGATCGACTCGACACGCACCGCCGCGCCGCCGGTGAGGGTCGCCACGTCGGTGCCGTAGCCGGCTTCCAGGGCCTTGATCGCCGCGCCGCCCATCAGACATTTGGCGAGGACCCCGGCCTCCATGACGGCCGCGGGCGGGACCATGGTATTGACCGGGGTGCGCGACAAGCCGATGTTGCTCCACAGCACGCTAGTGACCGTGGTCTCCTGGGTCACCGGATCGACCTGCCGGCCGCCGCTCGGCACATGACCGGCGACGCTCGGATACCAGGGCGTTGGCGGCGTCACCTTGGTCATGGAGTCCCAGACCATGTTCGCATTGGCCGCCACCGGGCTATCGCCGCGGTACAGTTGCGCCTTGACCAGCGTGCGGGTGTCATCGCCCGTGACTGCAATCGGCTGGCCGATGGCCCACAGATAGGGGTTATCGCCCACCGCCGCGCTGCGCTGGGTGCGATGGTCCAGGTCGATCACGCCATAGCGCAGGAAATAGTCACTGGACGCTTGCAGCGATTTCGCCAACACCCGCTCGCCCTGCAAATCCAGGTGCTCGTTGCTGGCCTCCATGTACAGAATGCGCTCGCCGCCCTCTTCGGCCGGACGCGCCTTGAACAGGCCGGACACCACCAGGACATCGTTGCTCGTATTCATGGGCGGCAGTGTGGCGTCACGACAGCGCGGGGTCGATCATTGGGCTTCATACCGACAGCATGGCGTCACGACGCGCGCCTGTCGTGACGCCATCATCACCGCAGCGGCACCGTCCGGGCGGTCGGAGCCCGTCCTCCCGCCACCTGATTGGACCGGCCTCTATGACGACGTATGCCACCGCGCACGATCCGCGCGCCCCTCACGACGAACGCAACGACGCCCTGGGGCAGTTGCAGCAGACCTACCTGCCGACGCCAAGTGACCTGATCCCGCGGGCGGACCTCGCGCCGGTCATCGACTTCATCGCCGATCAGTACGCGCAGCAGGACGCCGCCATCCTGCGCAAAGCCCAGGCGATCGACTTCATGGGACGGCCCCGCGCCAAGACCGGAATGCAATCGGTCCGCCTCGACCCCCTGCAAGCCCTGGCGTTCGGCGACTACCACGAGCGGCCCAGCGTGTTGAACACCGACGCCTTGCGGTCGATGGTCGAACAGACCCCGATCCTCAACGCCGTGCTGCTGACCCGCATCCGCCAGGTGCAGCGCTTCTGCCAGCCGCAAGACGGCGGTCGCGGTCCGGGGTTCATGATCGCCCACGTCGACCCGCAGCACGACATCACCCCGCCCGAGCAACGCGCCCGCGAAGCGCTGACGCGATTCCTCACCCACAGCGGCTGGGAATCCCGCCCGCGGCAACGCGCTCGCCTGCGCCGCGACCCGTTCAGCACCCTGATCGCCAAGGCAACGCGCGAGTCATTGACCTATGACGCGCTGGCGATCGAAACCGAGACCCAGCGCGGCACCGGCCTGCTCGATGGCTGCTACGCGCTCGACGGCTCCACCATCCGCCTCTGCCCGGAAACCGGCTACCGGGGCGATCCCGACGTGTTTGCCGTCCAGGTCGTCACCGGCCAAGTCGTCACCACCTACACCCACGACGACCTGATCTACACCCCGCGCAACCCGCGCGCCGATGTGCGCCTGGGCGGCTACGGGCTCGGTGAGACTGAGTTGCTGGTGCGCGTCGTCACCGGCTTTCTCAACGCCATGACCCACAACAGCAAGGGCTTTGACGACAACAGCTTTCCGCGCGGCTTCCTGTCGCTGTTCGGCACCATCGACACCAGCCAGCAAGAAGCCTTCAAGCGCCATTGGCACAGCATGGTGCACGGCCCCAACAACCACTGGCGGATGCCGGTCCTGTTCAGCCAGGACCCAACCGGCAAGGCCGAGTTCACGCGCATCGATGTCGCCGCCGACGAAATGCACTTCGCCAAGTGGATGACCTTCCTCACCTCGCTCATCTGCGCCATCTACGGCATGTCGCCGGCCGAGATCAACTTCGATTCCTTCACCGGCGGCAACACCTCGGCCCTGGCCGGCAGCGACACCGCGCAAAAACTCGCCGCGTCCAAGGATTCCGGTCTGCGCCCGTTGCTGTCGTACCTGGAAGGGGTGTGCTCGGATGACCTCGTCGGCCGCTTCAGCGATCACTACTGCTTCCGCTGGACCGGGCTCGACGAGGACGACGCCGCGCAGCGCCTGGAAATCCGCAAGCTGGTGTTGACGGTGAACGAGCTGCGCGCCGAAGAAGGCTACGCGGCGCTGCCCGGTCCGTTGGGGGATGCGCCCATCAACCCGTCCCTGATCGGGCCGTGGATGCAAATTGCGACCGGTGGAGGACAGACAGATGATACGAGCGGCGCGGACGCGCGAGAGCAAGACGGGGCCACTGCAAGCGCGGACAGCAGCCAACCGGGCGGACCCGACGCGGGCGATCAGGGCGATCAGAAAGCGGCTGCGGCGGCTGCGACTGAGGACGCGCCGACAGCGGGCCGCCGAGGCCGTATGGGGGCTGACGGCGCAGGACGTGGCGACGGGGCTGAGGACGCTGGGGGGCGGTTAGCGAAGGCTGATCCTTATCATGACGACGATGGGCGATTTGCACGATCCCCGCAAGTGCACTACGAGAAACGCCAACTTCATGAACTCTACGACTTCACGCTGAAGCATCCATTGGCGGCGCCAGACGCCATGCTGGTGCGTCTCCAAGCATCCGACCTGGTTGCGCAGTTAGACAAAGGGCCGGCGGTAGAGGCCAGCGACGGATCGATCAAAGTGACAGGAAAGCAGTTGAGTCGTCAGCCGGGCGGCACGGCGCGCGGATATGGCTTGGTCAAGTTTATTTGGAAACACGGGGAGCGTGCGGGCGAGACGGCTGGCTATCATGTGACGCGCGGCGACGTACTGGCTCTGCCGGAAGTCATCCGCTCAACGCCGACGGCGATCGTGTCCGATGCCACCGGTCATCCGGTGCATTGGGAGTGGCGCCGCACGCGCTTCGATGGCAAAACAGCGGTCTATGGCGCCAGCCGCTTCACGTCCAGCGATGACCGCAACCATCTGGTGACGCTCTACATTGAGCAACCGGGACGGGTACAGAAAAGCGGCTCAAATCTCGGAGAGGGGCTGTTTACCCCCATGCCCCGGATACCGGCCTGTGACCTTTCAATCGTTCAACAGGCGGTTGAGCCGCTCACGATCTATTATTGCCCTGCCCAGACCGAAGTCAAGGACGCCATGGAAAAGGCCCTCCACGCCGTCGACCCCCAGGTTTGGACCATCGCCACGTGACGCCGGTCCAGGTCGCCTGCCGCGCCTGTGCCCACTGGGTGCGCGACACGGTAGGCGATGGCACGGGGTTGGGGTCCTGCCTGGCGCAGGCCCCAGCGAGCAAGCGGCCCGGCAGCTTATGGCCGGGATCTTGGTGCGTCTGCCGGGACTATCAGGAAGCGCCGAGCGTTCCAAGCCGATCGGCCATCACGGGCCGCTGATGCTCCGCCGCTTTTTGACCACCACCGTGGGGCGCTTGGAGGGTGCCGCGACGGGCGGGGCAGCGACCTGAACCACGGCCGTTGTCGGCTGCTTGGCTGGCTTCGCCGCCGCCGGTAGCTTCGCCTGCGCCGCCGCGTGCCGCTCCAACTGCTGCGCCCGCGCAAGCGCCTTCGTCGCCGCCGCCGCGCGGTCCTGCTCGACACTCACCCGCGCCAACTGCGCCGCGGCGGCCGTAACCACTCCAACGGGCGCGCCCTGCAAGTTGATCCGCGTCGCGCCCTCAATCAGCAGCCGGCGATAAGTGATGCGGGTGCAGTGATACGCGAGGGCCGCGTGCACCTGCTTGACGTTCACCTCCGGCCGGGTGGCGGTCCAGGCCAGGATCGGCTCCCGAATCCCGATCGCCAGCGGGCGCAGCGCGGCATCGTCGGCGGGGAAGGCCAGCGGGAACGCTTCGCGCAAGGCCAACAGCGCGCGGGAGGGGGGTTTCTTCAAGCTCACGTCGGGATGCTCCGTGGTGGGGGCCGCGTCCGTGCGGCCGGGGTTATCGGCGCCGATGATTCACCAGTCGGTCAACGCCCACAGCGTGTCGGGTAACGCTGGCGTCCAGGGCAGGGACTGGTCCAGCGCCGCGGACGCCTGGCTCCGGAACGCGCGCCACATCTGCGTGGACGACAACAGGATGCCGCGCAGGGCGTGGAACTGGATCAGGGCGCCGTTCACGTCGTGGCCATCGGCCTTGAGTTGGCGCAACAGGTCGCCGAGCGGCGAGCCGATCTGATTGAGCCAGGCCGAGCTGTTGATCATGCCGTCGGCGCTACGCCGGTCGGGCTTCGCCAACTCCGCCGGGTAGTGGTAGCGCGTGGCCGCCGCCCGCGCGGGGGCAAAGCGGTCAATCACCTCGCCGAGGATCGTGGGGGAGGCGAGCGCCACCGGCGCCGGTTCCGGCAACGGCGCGATCCCGACCAACACCCCGTCGCGCAGCGTCACCAGGGCGCGTAGCTGGATCTCGACGCCTGCGCCGGCGGGCGGCGGCAGGCGCGAACCGCCGAGCGCGCCGAGCGTATCCAACACCGTGCGCGTCCACTCGCGCAGTCGGGCGGCGCGCGGGGTATGAATCAGCAGGCACAGCAGGTAGACACCCCACACCGAGAAGATGCGCACCTGCGGCGTGCGCCCGTCACGGATCACCGCGGACATGCCCGCGAACTGGCCCCGGTTGCGGTGGAAGGTGTTCTGCACCAGGTGAAGACCTTCGCCCAGGGCGGCGGCGAGCGTTGAAGCGGCCAGCCAGGGGGCGCCGTCGCGCTCGATCACACGCAGGGTGGTGCCCTCGAAGTCGATGGTGGCGGGGATGGGTTGGGGCACGGCAGAGGGAGCCGCGTACCGTCCGGTCTTGCGGATGGTCGGGAGAATCTCCTCCACCACCAGGCGCTCGAACGCCTGGGCGCTGTCCAGGGTGGAACCGAAGATTAGACGGTAGAGGTCTGGCTCGCGGATGACGCGGGCCTCCTGCATCCGCCCCAAAGCATCCGGGATGGGGTGCAATTCCTGCACCCCACGGCAGTGGGACTTAACGGCAGTTGTCGGGTCCTTGTAACCGAGGGCTTCAGCAACGTCCTTGGCGACAAACAGCGGTTCGCCGTTGTCGTCGGTCAGGACGCGGACTTTGTGGGACTCAAACGAAAAGGGGACCAGGTTGGTCATGGCATAACTCCAGAGCGTCTTTCCCGATGTCAAACGGGGATAGCGGACCGTGCGAGGTTGACATACCGGGCTCTGGGTCCGGCGCACCCGAAAGTGCCCCCGCACGGCCCTAAACTGGAGCCGCGCGTTCGTCCATAAAAAAACCGCCAAGGCGGCGGTTGTCCGCCAGAGTCTTCCGGGATGTCAAGCCCGACCGCTGGGACCCCAGCGGCCCGCAGAGCATAGGTCGGGCGGGGCGCGGGTGTCAAGGCAACACAGGCGCGCTTGACGGTATGGATAATTGTCTATATCGTTATCCGCATGAACTTCACCTGGGACGAATCAAAGCGCACCACCAACCGGAAGAAACACGGGATGGACCTGGCCGCTGCGGCAACGGCCTTCACCGGGCACACGTTCACCTTCGAGGATCGGCGCTTCGCCTATGGCGAACACCGATTTATCACCCTGGGGCTGTTGGGTGTCACCGTGGTCGTGATCGCACACACGGAAACATCCGACACGATTCACGTCATTTCCCTGCGCAAGGCCGATAAACATGAGCAACGCCACTATTACCAGCAAGTGGGATGATACCGACCTGGATACGGCGCCGCCGGTGACTCAAGAGGACCTGGCCCGTGCCGTTCACCGCGTCGGACTACAGCCCGCGCCGGGTAAAAAAACCAAGATCAGCATTGCCCTGGACCCGGACGTGGTGTCATGGTTCAAGCACCAGTCAGGCGAGCGCGGCTATCAGACGCTGATCAACGCCACGCTGCGCGAGGCCATGCAGCGCCGCACCCTTGAAGACACGTTGCGGCGGGTCATCCGCGAAGAGCTTCATCCCGCATGATGTGGACGCGCGAGGGTGGGCGGCGCGCAGCGGCCCCGTCAGTGACTCAAGCGCCGCCCTCAGACCACCACAGAGCGCACCCCGGATCACCCGCCTGCACCCCCAGGTCGCGCTCCTGGCAGCGCCCGGCCACATAGGCGGAACACGTGCCACAGGTCGGGCGCGGGGCGCCTTGCGCAGCCGTCAGAGCGGCCATCTGATCGGGCGGCAGCGCCACGGGCGCATCCATGAACATCACGCTGGCCCCGCCATAAGCCCGCGCCCAGGCCACATCGCACAGCATGTTGGCGTAGGCAAAGTGCGGGTCCATGCCGACCTTGCTCACCTTGGTCCGCCACCGCCCGGTCTCGCCGTCGCGCTCCGAGATCAACGCGACACGCGTCAGATGCTCAAAAATGATGTCGCGCAGCAACAGCACGCGCCGCGGCGGCCCATCGCGATAGTCGCACTCCAGGCCGCCCGGATCGGGGAACAGACAGGTCGCCCCGGTGATCCGCGCCACCGAGGCTTGCATCGCCTTGTACTGGTTCAGCCGCACCGTCCAGCGGTCCCGGTCTTCGGTGTTGGTCTTCTGGTCGGTGCGCGCGATCTGATCGCCCCACACCTGGGTATCCGCCTGATCGCCATAGCTGGCCACGAACACCCGACCCGCCAGCCGGTTGGCGAAACGCTTGGCGTCATTCCAGTTGGGCAGCCCCTCCACCACGCAGCACTGCACCCCGTACTGCGCCATCAGCACGTCGCACCGTGCGAAGGGATCGGCGTCGAAGATCGCCTCGGCATGAATCAGCGCTTGGCGGCCGTCGGGCAGCCGCGCCTTGATCAGCACGCAGTTGAACCCGCCCATCTGATCGATGCCCATGAAGGTCTCGCGCCCGCTGGTCTGCCACCGCACCCCGACCAGGGCGCCGGCCGCCACGCACGCCTGCAGGTGGTCGCGCGTCACCGGGATCTGTGACGGGTCGGCGTAGGGCCGCCCGAGCTTGCGGTTGTAGAAACTCGCCCGCTGCTCGCCGGTCTGCATCGCCTGCCACTCGGCCAGCAACTGCCCCGCGGTCACCGTCGGGCTCAACACCT